TAGGTATTTTTGTACCATCAGAATTTAAATATTCAATTCTAAACCCAACTAAACCTTGACTAACAAATTTGTTTCTATAGTTTGAAGGAACAGAATTTAAATCTATCACTAAACCTTTAACATTAGGTAATGAAGATAACACACCACAATCTAATATAGTAGTTCTAATTTGAGCAGGTCTAAGAAATAACGTATAGATACCTATTTTGTTAAATTGTTCCGCAGGTAGTCTTAAATTATATAATCCACCTAAAATTTCAATATTAGAGTTTACCCCTGTTGAATCATTATTGTAATATGGTGTTAATACAGATAACGCATCCAATTTTGTTAACACAAAGTTGTTTGTTTCATCTCTTGTTGGAGTGTAATTCAATATTATCTCCACATCTTCCGGACTTACGTCTGCCGGTCTTATCGTTCCATAGGTTCCTGTTGCCATCTTATGTTGTCGCGTTAATTATGTTAAAAAATTTATATCCGTACTTTTCTAAACTACCGATACTGTTAACCTCACCAAGTCTTTCAATACTCTCTAAGGCTGAGTTCTTCCCTCGTTCTATAAATACATTGCTTTGCACTTCTGCTTCATCAATTATTCCTAATAATAGCTCATTTTTTACAATTGGTTGGCAAACTACGGTATCAGTAGTCAAACCTGATGATTCTGCAATGAAAAGTGTTGTACCATTATTATAATCATAGTAGGTAATATCATTAATTGTATAGGCTGTGTATAATCCATCTTCAAACACACCTAAATATCTACCAAGAAATCCAGTGTTTCCGGTTATATCATATGTAGTTACCGAATAAGGTTTAGTCCCATATTGTTTTAAATCAGTTAATGATGATGTTGTATACCCCGTAATTAAAAAAGGTACTGTTGTAAATTGAGTAATATCTTGAGTTGTTGAATCACAATTACTATCACCACTAAAAATATATTTATAAGGAACTAATATATTTTTCCAATTTCCACCCATAGGAGTGAAAAACGCCTCACCATTAGGGTTATCAATTGTTGCCCCGGTAAATGGTACATTAACTGTTTTAGTAATAATATTAGTACCCCAAGGACTCATACCCGACATAGTAATTTGAGTTTCACCTGTAAAAGTATAATCGTGATATATTTGAGCCGTTGATGTTATAGGTTGAGGCACTGAACCATCTCCCCAATCAACTTTATATGTCGAAAACTGTAAGTATTTCTTAAATTCAACATCAGATGTATTATAAAAATAAACTCTTTGGGGGTATAAAGTTGTTGCTGAAAATAAAAAATTCAACATTGTATCTTTTTGTACAACCATACCATCAAATACTGAATAATATCCGACATCAACCGTATTTTCTGTAAGTAGAATTGGTACTGTTAAACCTGTTAATAATGAATCATATTGTGTGGTACCGGTATTATATGTACCTCCCGATAACACTTCAGTCATTGCGGAATACGCATATGTTGAACCTGTTACAATTATTTCAATCATTTTTGATTGAAGGACACAACATTCCTTAGAATATGATGTTCCCGTAATAGTGGTACCATTATAATTAACTTTGAATACGTCCCCACTAATTACACCAGGCGAAATCTTTATACTATAATTTTTATCTGTCATAATTAAGGATTAATATATTCATACCATTTTATTGAACTTACGTCACCAACTCTATCACCACTAACATTATCAAATATTTTATAAGTGTAATCGGTATAATCCAACACAACTTTATAATAGAAAAATTTTTCCGGTTTAAATTGAAATAATGACGGAACTAAAGGTAATACTTGTGGTTTTGTCATCATTTTAACAAAAATACCGAGTCTAGCATCAAAAAATTTAGCTGTCATATAAAAAGTTTCCGCAGTATTTGTTGAGTTAGGATTAATATTTAAAAAATTCTTTTTTCTTAACCAATACAAGAAGAACCCTTCCTTATCACCAACATAATCTAATTTAAATGACGGTATTTTAATGTTTACCGGAGGTGTTCTAGATGATGTTATCCCTGTAACTGAGTAACCCTGTTGAACCGGTATTATTACGCTAAAATAATTGGTTTTAGTCGCATCATCAGTAGTATCGTAAAAATCCAATTTAAAAAATGATTTTGTAAAAGGTTTTACGTAATAATAAATATCATAGGTTGTGAAACCTTCAGGTACATAACTTATTTTCCAATCTGACGCAACCGCAGTTGTAATATCTGAAGATGGGTTTGGTGGTACTGTTGGTACCATATTACCATCATCATCTAATTCTAACACACTAAAAAAATGGAAATCGTAACTCACATCAGTTTTTGTACTATTAGGGTGCGATGAGTGAGCAAATCTTAAAATTTCAAAATCGTCCGCAACACCAGTTACTCTATCAACAGCGTTTTTTTGATATTCATCAACAGCATCAGTTCTACCCAAAAAATCCCATTTGATTTCCACAGGTAGGTTAATATATTTGTCATCACCTTTCGGTAGTGTAAATTTAAACTTATTATTCACATTCATCGTTTTTAGGTTCAGCAGCACCGTAAAGTGTTGCATAATAGTATCTATCACTCTCTTTATAAGTAGTTCCTTCAGGTATTATTCTAAAAATAAAATTACCATAAGGATAATGAGTACCATTTAAAAATGGATAATTAACACCGTTACCCTCAGCGTCTTTAAATCCATATTCATATATATCTCTCCATATAAATGAATTATAAGTTGTTGAAAAATATGAATAATCCGGAATATCAACAGTATTTCTAATATCACCTGTTTCAATGTAGTCGGAAAAAACTCTAAGTGTCATTTTATTATGTGGTCTATAGTAGTATCCGTATCTACCAACAGAACTATTATTTATAAATGGAACGTTTGGAACTTTAAAAACTAAATCGTTATATGTCATTTTGTGATATATCTCACTCAATAATCTTTCTTTTTGTTCAAAATTATTCCATTCATAGAAATCACCATCTATTGTATCACCACTTTTAAGTGACCTTACATAGTTAAATTGAATTGTACTAGGGTTTTGTGCGTCATAATCAGGTCCAATATAATTATCAATAGGGAAACTTGTATTTGACAATGTGTTTTTCCATAAAGGATTCACAGTACTATTATCTAACAAAGGTAAATTAAAATCAAAACCTTGTTTTAATTTACCCCCATTATTAAACATTAAACCAAAATAACCTTTCCACATTGTAGTTACATACATCTCACTAACAGGTCTTTTATGATTATCCCTTAACAAACTAACATCGATATCTTTATTAAAAGATAAAGTATAAGATTTCGCACCTTCTTTAACTGAAACACGACTAACCCTATTTGGGGTATAACCTGAACTTTCAAATTTTTTATTATCACCAAACACATTTTGTTCAAACCCTGCGTTGACTAAAGCAGCATCATTAACATCAGTGATTATTTTATGTTTTACAACATAATATTCTGATATAGTATCATCGGGGTTTTCATTGTTAATAATTCTTTTAAAATTACCATAATCATCATCATTAAATGGATTAGTCGTAAATCCAATATTATATATATTAAAAACATATTCATCATATCCTGGTAATCCATTACCTAATGAATACACTTGAAAGGTATCCTCAAAATTATTAAATTTATTTTTAATTTTAACATATTCACCAACAGATAACCCGTGTTTCATTGGACATCTAAACCTAATAATTCTATTACCATTCATCGACAAATCGTTTCCATTACCATCTGTAATATTTACAACATAAGGAATTCCCTCATAAGCCAAAAATTGATTAGTACTAAACGTAATACTATCATAATAATATAATTGTTTTCCCGGTAAATTTAAATAAGGATAACTGATGAAATGATTCCAATTATATGTTGACGCACTTTTACTTACAAAATTAACGTGAACCATACCATTACTATCAGGAGTGGTATATCCCGAAATATTATAATCGTTCCTTACAAAATCAAACTCACTATATTGGGGGTAACCATCCCAATTAATGGCATCCGGATTTGTTTTACATTGATTAATAGCATTTGCCGCAGAATTAGTATAGTATAAAGTATTCTCTAATGGTGTGTAATCACAACTACCCGAATACGCATTATCAAATACTAACATAAATTTACACACAGGTCTAAAAATAGTCGATTTTTCTCTTTCATCTTGAAATAGTTGAGCTAAATTAATATCAATACTTCTATCAAATTCCTGTAATGTTTTTGATGTTTGTACTAACGGTGTTGGTATTGATAAATTAGTATTCGTTGCGGTTTTATAACGCAACGAACCTAAAACTATTCTTATGTCATCTCTATTACCCATATTACGATACTATTGTTTCTGTATTAATCCATTTACCTCTAAACCTATCAAAAGACGAAGCCCCACGTCTTAACCCAAAATAAAAATGAAATGGTGCACCAACTGTAACTGACTGAATATCAGAACCAGGATTTTTTGACCAAGCGGATGTTGCGGCAATCAAATCTCCAGCACCATCAACAGCATAGATTAAACCTTTATTATCAACAATCGTTATTCCATAATTTCTAAAATACCTTGAGTTAGTTTCTAACCTATCTAATGATTGATATTTAGATGAGTATACATAACCCCCATTCCCTTCAGTAACCCATTCATTATCACCTGTTCCAAAAATACTTTGTCCATTTTTTATATTCCATTGTGATATAGGTACTTCTTGAGAATAAATCGGGAAATTACTAAGTGAACACCCTTGATTACTTATTAACCCTGTTGGGTCTACAATAGTCCTTTTTGGTGTTATAAAATCTCTAGTTTGTGTATCAGAAGAAAAGAAAATACCAATTAGACCATCACATCCAATAAATATTGGATTTTGTTTTGGGAACGGATTATCCGGATAATTAATAGACTGAAATGCTGCAACACCTAATTCAGAACTAATAGAAATTAATTGAGAATAATCGGAATCAAACTTTAAACGACCTCTTGAGTTAAAATATTGTAGAACATTTAAACCAAGTATGTTCTCTAATAAATCATTATTTAAAAATCGACTAATAATAAATAAATTAAGTATTTCATCTACTTGAGAAAAAGACGACGAATTTAATTTATTCACAATATACCCGTCATATTCGTCTGACATTACAATTTCTTGTAAAAAATTACTTCTAGGACCTAAATCCATAATTGTTGTAGGATATTTAATGTCTCCCGTAAATTTTTTAATATCACCATCATACCCTGCACTTCTATAATAAAAATTTCGACTACTTCTGTGTTGGATAATAACTTGTGTTGGATATCTGTATATTGGAACATTTGGTGTTGGAGATGTTGGAGAGGTAAAACCAATTGCATCATTTTTAAATGACATTACATATAAATTACCATTAACCCAATTATTACTAAATGAGTGTGAAAAAACATTTCTACAAGCACCTAACATAACCATATTTCTAGCAATCCATTCTGACATTAAAGCCCAATCATTTAATAAAGAAAGAAACACAATCGTCACAAATTTATAACATCCTTTACTAAATATTGTTTTACCTAAAAATCTAGATTTACTACGGTCTATTCTGATTACTGCGTTATTTGCTCCATTAAGGGTAAGACATTGTTGACCATAACACTCTAAGTTTGCCGAACCATTACACGTAAATGTTTCGAATAACCCATTGATATTTTTTTGTTTTGTTAAATCCTCCGAAATATCCGAACCGGCACCTGAAGCCGCAGTTCCTGTTGAACCGACTGTTGATGTGACACCTACAACACCCTTTTCAGGTATTAAATAAGCTTGTAAGTTGTAATTCTTTTGTAATACCCAAGAATTACAACAATATTCTTGAGGAACTGTTGAGGTCGGTAATCTATCACCTCTCATTATTTTTACTTTACCTGAAGAACCTGTACTAAAATTTAAAGTATTTCCAGTTGTATTATACGTCGGTGAAAAATAATATGTTTGTATAGTATCGGTCATATTTGTTATTGGCGCAGTTTTAGAATATTTGTTTGGGTAAGCCTCCCAACCATCTCTACACACCCCTCTACTTTCACACCAAGAAAAAGCTCTAATAATTGTTCCTTGCATTAACATAACTGAACCACCTTCAACAATTTCATTTGGTATATAACCTTGATTATTATTATTAATATCATATGAACCACTAAAACGATGATAATTCAAGTTCCCCCCATTTTTACATCCATTATCAAAACCACAACCATCTTCAAGATACAATCGACTAGAATAAGCAGAAACAATTATTTGAGTGAATTTATTTGATGATAATACAGAAATCCCCTTAGGATTACTAATATTAGCAGCCACAGATACTGATGGATTAGGTGTTGTACCGTTTGTACACGCAGCTTTAAAAGAACCTGAATTTTTATCTAATGACGAATAATAACTAATTAAATTAGAATTAAATCCGCTATATTTAGCAGCCAAATAAGTCGGAGTAAGAGCGGTAAACATATTTTCATCATATGTTATAGTATCCCCTGAAACATCATTTGCTTGAGGAGTAAATAAATATGAATCATAATACAATTTATTACCCGTATAAGTATCAGTACCAAGAGCATCTCCGGTTGTAACACCATTTATTGTACTTGAGGGATAATCACTTGATAAATGACTAGTATTTAAAAATTTACCCTGAATAGGTATATTCATCCTTGTCATTGCTGTAAAAGTTACCGCATCTTCATTAGAAAATCCAAAAAGTTTACCTAAACCATATTCAATATGAATTTTATCAGTATATGGGTCAACACCTCGATTTAATATAATAACACCCATAGCACCTTTATTCTTAATTGAGTCAATTGGTCTTAAATAATAAGGTGTTAAGTCAGCATTACCCGTACCAGTGTCATTAGTATACGCTATATTATGTAATGTAGTCACATTTCTAATATATCTTTCATTTAATGACCCAGCAATTGGTGTAGTATTACACATTGAGGTAAATGCACTATATGTCATTCCAGTAATTACTTGGAAGTACTCAACATCTGTTGGGAATCTATAAAGATGATTAAATTTAGTATTACCTGTTAAATTTACAGTATATGTCGATGCCGGACCAGAAATATTACCACCTAAACCATTTGGATTTGCGTAAGAAACGGGTACAGAAATTTGTCCCGTAGATGTAGTCCCTGTTAATGGAGGAACTAATCCTGTTGTTCCCGTAATTGCATAGTTACCTGAGGAATTTAGAACAGGACTATTAGTATTCGGGTCTTTACTAAACGATGGGTTTTGAAAAGAAATCATTTGACCTGACACATATTTTTTAAGTGTTGCCTTATCACAAAGAATTACAATAGTATTATCGTAATGTTTCTTTCCGGGATTAGTTTGTGGTTGATAAGTTACTCTAACTCTATTTACACCACCACCAGGGTTATTTGAACCTCCATCAAAATATTTTGCTTTAACATTAAATAAATTAATTCTATCGGCTATTGGTAGTCCTGTTGTTATCCAAGTATATGAAGGAAGACCTTGTTCGACAGACGGATATGGGGCTCCATATCCAGGATTTCCTGTTTCACCGTCAAAATATCTACCTGTAAATTCATAATTAATAGCTATTCGTCTTGATGAACCTAAAGGATATGAGTATGTAGTACCATTATAGACCGTAGTCGCAGTTTTTGGAATTTTCCAAGGACCTAACGTAGATACTAATAAAATAGGATTACTTAAACTAAGTGCCGATTTTGATAATTCATCTTTAACTATAGTCGGACAAGGAGTAATATCATCATTACCCGAACTTAAATCTCTATCACCCCTATCTTCATCCGGATTTTCATCAACAGGGTCACCCTGATTACATTCACACATATTACAATCAGGATATGTTAATAAAGGTACCGCAATACCACTTAAATTAATTTTCATTAATTGAGCAAAAATATAAACACATAATGCCGCAAACAATAAGTAAGTAGCCCCTAATAAAAGCATTCCTGGAATGGTAACAACACCTAAACCAACCCCAACAGACGCTATAAAACATTGTATAGAAACTATAAAATAATAAATTGATAGAAAGAGAAAAAATAATCTTAATATCCACACAATAAAATAAACAATATGTAAAAGAAGTATTATCGCATAAAATATTGGCGTTAATATTATACTTAAAAATGAGAATAACACATAAAAGAAATCAAATCTAAAATAACCGTCATTTGTCGGATATTTGTTATTTTCACTTTCACAAGCATCATCTAATATATTTTTAATACCTGTAAATCTTTGATACGCACCAGACCTCCATTCATCAATATATTGTGACACAGTATAAACTTTATTATATTGCATCATATAAAATCTATCTTCACAATTAATAGCTTCTTGTATCATTTCCGGATAACTAGAGTCATCACCATAATCATCCCAATTAAGACTAAAAGCATATGATTTTTGTTGAAGATTTGGGTCCGTCTCAACCCAATCTTTAATATTTGGAACTAAATAATACGCTCTCTTAGTTGATGCTGATTGTGAAGGGGATTGAGCCCATTTAATCTTAAATCTATATTTACCCTTTGTTGGTATACCCTTATTTGGGTCAGGGGATAATACTTGTTCACCAAATTCATTTGTTATATAATAATCTAAATTCATTGGTACGTCTATCATCCAAGTTCCGTTCTCATCTATAATAGTACCACCACCTTCTAAACCATACGATTCAAGTATAGGCCGCCCAACACTATCTTGTTGTATTGTCTGTCTAATCGCCAATATTTCACCCGGACCTGTTGTTAAATCACATAAGAACCCCGAATTTCTAGATGGTTTACCATTAGCCCGAATTGCGTTACTATCATTATCTGAAATAATTGACCCCATAAAAATAGCTGTAGGTCGTATATCGATATTAGCCTCACCTGTTAAGTCAAAATCTGTTCTAGTAATACCTAAATTACATATCTCAGGTTGCCCCCACAATGGTTCAATCTCAATCGTTCTTTTAAAACTAACAATCTGAGGTAATTCTCCTAAATTTGTTGAAGACCTGAACTTAGTCCCATCAACTTGATTTTCAGTCGCTCGTCCCATTCTAATTAAATCTTGAGGAGATAATGAGAACTCTCCAATATCGGATAAATCAACATCAACAACAATAGTGTGAGAACCTACAGGAACCCCAAATATCATATAGTCACCACTTTGATTGGTCACCGCATTATATTTGTAGTATTTGTCATAAATTTCACCAAGAACAGGACTTAATAATACATCTCGACGAGTAAAAAAAGTACCGGTTGGTATGTGAGCACTATAGGAACGTTTGTAAGGTAATAGATTGTATCTATACCCATCATCATTAACATCATACAAATTACTGTATGGGTATATATTAGATATTACAGGGTCATCTTTATCAATAGAATCTAATGGTATGAATACCGATACTTTGGCATTTGGGATACCAAAACCATTGTTTACACTGACTCTACCAACAATAACACCGTAATCGGCACATTGTCGTGTGTAGATATCACTTTGAAGGATTTTTAAGGATAGAATTTCTAAATACTCGAACTCTTGGTCAATCATCACCTTTAATGAGGTGTCTACACCGACTTGGGTTCTTATTCTATAAGAATTTGACATATATTATCTTTTTTAATAAATAGTTTATACACTATTTTTAAAAGATAATTCATTATTATTTAAAATAAATTATTATGAGAAATTAACTGTTTTAAGATTTTTAACTCTAATATTAATATCTTTGTTAGAATATCTGATTTGATAACTTTGTGTCGGTTCCGCATAAATTGTTTCGTCAATCAATTCAATTTGTCTTGTTGTTGGGTCTGAATATCTTTGAGATGTTTGAGATGATGAATATTGTCCACCAACATTATTAAAAAATTGTACATCTGAAATTGTAATAACTCCATTTTCATTTTGTAATAATCTTTTTAAATCAGATACGTTAACATTTTGACCCATTTGTCTGTTTGAAGGACTAAAATAGTCAGAAACTACAGTTATTAACTGAGATATAACAGTACCTTGATTTTGAGAGTTATCCAATACAACGTCAACGTTTACACTTAAATCAATTACATTAGCACTTTGAACTGAAACGTAATCATTAATCATTCTATAATTTGAAAGGTAATTCGCAACATTACTTTTTAACGTATTTGAAACAACTTCAGTTAATGCGCCAGATTCGTCATACGATAACATTTGAACAATAATTTTGTTATTTTGTTCAGTAATTGCAACTTTAGCCGGTGCTCCGTATTGTGAAGGCATTGTTCTAATAATTGATTCATAATCATTAACAGTTACTGCTCTATTTTGTGCGGAAAAATTATAAGAAACCATATTTCTTACTTCTTCCGTTGTTGGAAAGTCTGCTCCACCAATTGCCGCAGTAACATTTGAACATCTTAATGAATTAACGACTGTTGTATTAATACTTTCTGACGGTCCATTAACAAAAAAGGAAACTGTACCAACTTGAGTAATTGTATCAACACCTAAATTACTTCCGGTACCACCACCAACTCTATATTGTACAAATAGTGTAGTGTTTGATTTTAGAGTACTACCTAACCCTAAATTATTTGAGTATTTGTTTAGGTTTAACATAAACCCGCTTGCCGCAAATTCTCTTAATTGTTCGTCAGCGGATTGATTACCACCACCAAATGTCATTTTTAAGAATCCTTCAGGTGTAAATTCAGAAATAAACTTATTACTTGTCTGAATATATCTCCCAACTTTAATTCCCGGAGAATCTGATACTTTTGTTGGGTCTTCAACAAAAACTCTATCTTGAGCTAAAGCTTGAACTTCATACCATTTATTATCAGTCCCTAAAAATTCTTGTGATGATGGTACGTTAGTATATTGAGTACCATCTTTTAATAAAACCCCGGTGATTCCTAACACATTTTTTTCAGGTAAGAATAATTCATAAAAAGGTTTAACATCATTAGGTGTTATAACTTTTTTAAATACTTTAGTCAAACCATTAACAACGGTTTCTCGTTTAGTAATTGTGTAATTAAGTATTCTATTATTTGAATCAAAATTTGGGATTTTCAATCTATTTGGGAACCCATCAGCATTAGTTGGTGACGCAAAATCAATTTCATAAACCGTTTCAAAAACTTGTCCCGCTCCGTTAAATTGAGAACCTCTTCTTAATACCCCACAGTAACTTAAATCTTCTTTATCCCCATAAGCCGGTACTGTAATTGAGAAATCAATTAACGCAACTGACGGTCTCATTCCCGGTATTTTTAATCCATAAGTTTTTGCAATATTATATACTGACGACCTTTGTTGAGCGTATTGTAACACAGTCTCCTGAACACTTCTATCAATATTAAATTGTAAGTTATCCGTTACCGCAGCATTTAGGTCTAATAAAACCGAAAATACCGATGCGTCATTAAAATTCTGAACAGTTTCAGGATAATAAGTTTTAGTAAAATTTATAAGTTCCGTTCTGATTGATTGGAAATCTCTTGTTGTGTATGAAATCTTTTTATTAGCCATAATATTATATATTAATTATTACAAAATCGCTAGTATTAAAAACATCATCTGTGATGATATAATCAATCCTAACTTTAGCGGTATGTTCTAATTGACCAATACCAGGTACTCTAAAAACTCTATCGTTTTCACCATTAATATAAGACCCTTTATCTTCTTGTCCATCAGATGCCGCAGTTACACTAATATTAGTAAGTTTTAAATTTGGCATATACAAATCAACAGCGTCACGTATTTCAGATTCTATTTGTGAAAATGTAGGTGTATCTAATGGGTCAAAAAGAAATTCATATAATCTTGTCCCAAAATCAGGTAAATAATATCTTGAACCTTTCCTTGTTAGTAAAAGATGTATTAAATTGTTTCTAATTTCTTTTTCGGTCGTACTAGATAAATCTAAATATTTCCCATCAAAAGAATCTCTGAAAGGAAAAGTTAACCCGTATGTTGTTCCATCTGCCATAACTATAAATATAGTGTCGTCATTATTTTTTATAAATACCCCCAAAATAAAAAATCACGACCTAAGCCGTGATTTATATTCTTGTTAAGAACCACATCCGAAACATTCAAATTCCGTATCTGTTGGTTTTTGTGTTAATTCAACCGTTGGTTTATCAATTGATTTTGGTTGACCTACTTTAGATATGTCCACCGCCAAGTGTTTTGCTCCGGTCGATATCGCTTTCGTTCTAACATAATAACAAAGAGTTTTTAAACCTTTACCCCACGAATGGAAGTGTGATGACGAAATCTTTGATAACGTTGGGTTAGACATATAGATATTCATTGATTGTGATTGGTCAATGAATGGTGCTCTGTCAGCTGCCATATCAATAAGTTCTCTTTGAGATATTTCCCAAATTGTTTTGTATTTTGGGATTAAATGTTCAATTCTTTTAACTTTCTTGTTGTAATTTTTATCTTCTTGGTCAAGATAATTATTAAAGTTAATATTTTGAATTGACCCTTCATTCATAATGATTTCGTTTTTTAAATCTTCAGACCAAATACCAATTTTTTCAAAATCATTAATTAAGTATTTGTTAACAATTAAGATTTCTCCTCCAACCACACGACGATTAAATAAAGCCGAGTGAGCCGGTTCTGTCATTTCAAACGAACCTGTAATTTTAGCTGAAGACGCAACTGGCATCTGAGCCGTGAATAACGAGTTACAAACCCCGTGATTGGATACTTCTAACTTAAGTGAGTCCCAATCCCACATTCTTCCTAAACCTTCGTAATCTAACCCCCACATATCAAATTGGAATATACCTTTTGACATTGGTGACCCTTTGAAGAATTCGTATGGTTTGTATTCACCTGATTTACATAATTCCATACTCTCGGTGATTGCAGCAAAATAGATTGTTTCAAAAATTTCTTTGTTTAATTGTTTTGCCTCTTCAGATGTGAAGATATAATCCATTAAGAAAAATACGTCAGCAAGACCTTGAGTTCCAATCGCAATTGCTCTTTGTTCTAAACCACCTTTTCTACCTTGTTCAGTTGAGTAACTATTAATGTCAACAACTTTGTTAAGTGCTCTTACAACCTTTCTAACCTCATTGTAAAGTAACTTGAAATCAAACTCACCTTTAATAATAAAGTTTTTCAATACCATAGATGATAATGTACAGATTGCTGTAGTATTCTCATCAGTATATTGGTAAATCTCATTACATAAGTTAGATTGTTTAATTACCCCAATGTTTTGATGATTTGTTTTTCTGTTGGCACTATCTTTAGAACATAAGTAAGGAACTCCTGTTTCAACTTGAGATTCAATAATTTTATTCCAAATTGTTTGAGCTTTCACTTTTTTACCAAGACCAATCTCAACCGCTTTGTTGTAGTTCTCTTCATATTCATCACCGTAAGCTTCTTGTAATGGTTTAATACCCGCTTTGATAATATCGTTAGGACAAAACAAATACCAATCATCATTGTTCTTAACCGCATTCATAAAGTTGTCCGGTAACCATATTGAGGTAAATAAATCTTTAGCTCTCAATTCTTCTGCACCTGTATTCTTTTTGATTTCAAGTAAATCAATGATGTCTTTATGCCA